AGGACATTCGGCAATATTACTGTCATCGTTATAATAACCTGGTAATAAATCTTTTGCTTCACATTCATTTGTATAAGTATATGTATCAGCGCCGATTATTGGATTATTTGTGTCGCCACAGTATAAAATATTTCCACCTAATTCATAATACCCATCATTATTATTTACATAATAACGCTCATAATTCATAGGTGTACGAGTGAAACCATTGGCGTAAGTATTTGTGGGAAGTGTTTTACATTCACTGCTTCCAGCCTCTTCCTGCCATTCGCCGCCAGAAACATAACTACCATCAGCGGAAAGAGTGAGAAGACATGGTTGACAAGTTATATCGGTATATGATTTTTCAATAATGTTGCTTGTAATATCCTCTTGACCATCGCGATATGTTCCTGCTCCACACTCTGATATTGTACCGTCAGTACTCATACTATAACCAGCATTTAAGTAAGCGCTGATATTATGAGTTGTCCCACCATCTTCTCTGTTCTGAAGTGTAATACCTTCTGTGTCTAGTAGATCATTGATACAATATGATATATCGTTAGTATCTCGATACCAAAGTGAATTGTCTAAGCATTTATTACATGTATCTTCATCTATGTTCTCGTAACCATCTAGACAGCGAACATAATTTTCTCCAACACCTACTCGTTGTACAACACCGTCTTGTAAATCAAGACCATTACTAATTATATATGTATTGTCACTTTTACCGGAATCTACGAATCCAACAATAGCAATACACTGATTTATATTTGAAGACCCGGCTACAGAAATAGTATTTACAGGACAAGGTGTTTTTGTTGCCGAAATTATAGCACCTCCACCGCAATAATAACCACTAGGACATTGTGTAATATTACCGTCATCGTTATAATAACCTGGTAATAAATCTTTTGCTTCACATTCATTTGTATAAGTATAAGTATCAGCACCGGTTATTGGATTCGTCTTACCACAGTATAAAATATTTCCACCGGATTCATAATACCCATCGTAGTTATTTACATTATAACGCTCATCATTCATAGGCGTAGAAGTGAAACCATTGGGGTGAGTATTTGTGGGAAGTGTTTTACATTCACTGCTTCCAGCCTCGTCCTGCCATTCGCCGCCAGAAACATAACTATCATTAGCGGAAAGAGTGAGAAGACATGGTTGACAAGTTATATCGGTATATGAGTTTTCAATAATGTTGCTTGTAATATCCTCTTGACCATCGCGATATGTTCCTGCTTCACACTTTGATATTGTACCGCCAATACTCATACTATAACCAGGATTTAAGTGAGCGCTGATATTATGAGTTGTCCCAACATCCTCCCCTTTCTGAAGTGTAATACCTTCTGTGTCTAGTAGATCACTGATACAATATGATATATCGTTAGCATCTCTATACCAAAGTGAATTGTCAGAGCATGTATTACATATATCTTCATCTATGTTCTCGTAACCATCTAGACAGCGAATATACTTTGCTTCAGCACCTACTCGTTGTACAACACCGTCTTGTAAATCAAGACCGTGATCACTTATATATGTATTGTCACTTTTACCGGAATCTACGAATCCAACATTAGCAATACAACTATCTGCGCCAACACTAGAAGTACTATTTGTAGGACAAAGAATACAATCATCAATACTTGTTGACCTTTGATCTGGATTATAAGTATTTACAGGACAAGGTGTTTTTGTTGCCGAAATTATAGCACCTCCACCGCAATAATAACCACTAGGACATTCGGCAATATTACCGTCATCGTTATAATAACCTGGTAATAAATCTTTTGCTTCACATTCATTTGTATAAGTATATGTATCAGCGCCGATTATTGGATTATTTGTGTCGCCACAGTATAAAATCTCTTCAATTTCTCCATTAGAATATTCATAATACCCATCATTATTATTTACATTATAATCAGTAACACCACCCTCATCATTCATAGGTGTAGAAGTGAAACCATTGGGGTGATTATTTGTGGGAAGTGTTTTACATTCACTGCTTCCAACCTGGTCCTGCCACTTGCCGCCAGAAACAAAATTACCGTCAGCGAAATTACCATCAGCGGAAACAGAGGAAACAGAAACACATGGTTGACAAGTTATATCAGTATATGATTTTTCAATAATTTCGCTTGTAATATCTATTTCGTCTTCTCGATATGTTCCTGCCCCACACTCTGATGTGTTACCGTCCGCATTCATACTATAACCAGGATTTAAGTGAGCGCTGATATTATGAGTTGTCGTAACATCTTCTCCTTTCCGAAGTGTTATATTATCGGGTAGTTCATTGATACAATGTGATATATTGTTAGTATCTCGATACCAAAGTGAATTGTCAGAGCATTTACGACATGTATCTTCATCTATGTTCTCGTAACCATCTAGACAGCGAACATAATTTGCTTCAGCACCTACTCGTTGTACAACACCGTCTTGTAAATCAAGACCGTCATCACTTATATATGTATTGTTATTTTTACCGGAATCTACGAATCCAGAATTAGCAATACAGTGCTTTATATCATTAGCGCCAGGTTGAGAATTAGTATTAGTATTTGCAGGACAATTTGTGCAGATTTTTGAACATGTATATTTACCATTTTGCATTTTATAAGTAATATATTGCGAAGAATTGCATTCTGGGTCCTCTGTTACGCAATCACTTAAAATCGGTATTGCTTTATTTGCGTCATTGCATGGACTATAATCTATATATTTACCATTAGGAACATCATCAATTTGATAATTATGACAATAATCTAAATTACTAAATTTAGTTGCACAACTACTATTATTTATTTTACTTATTTCTGCTATACTATTTGAATATTCATTAACATATGTGCATTGCTCACCAGCCCCAACACAACTATCATCGCTATCTTGATGTACATAATTATTTGGTACATTACATTCGGTTTGTTCATAATTTATTACATAGTAAATATTATGTGATGTACTATATATATATGAATTATTGTCAATATTATCAGGTGATATTATATTACTAGCATCTATTGTAATTAATTCATTCAAATAAGGGCTATTTGTTTGATCGAAATAAATAGTTTTATCTTCATTATTGGCATTATATTTTTCATCAAGTTTATTAAGTAAAGAACTATTAACTATTTCAACCCCTATTGTTGGTCGTTCTGTTTTAACTAACCAATTATTCAAATCATATTTTGTTATATTATTAACATAATATGATTTCTGTGTAGAAAATATATATTTTTTTAATGTATCTTCTTTAGCTTGTAATAATTTTTCGTATTTTACATCTGATATTAGTTCATTTGATACACATGATTCGTTTGCATTACTACAATTATCTATGTTATTATAATTTTTTAAATATTTACATGATTCTTCGGTACCATCATATTTATTTACTTGCGTTAAATATAAATTATATTTTTTATTTATTTCAGCGTTTTCTTTTATATTACTATTAATATTAGAATATTCATTTGTTGTCGTATATGTGTTTAAATCAATATGACTTTCAATTTTTTCAACACATTCACTAAATATATCTATGTTTGATTTATATTCACTATATAATGCGTTATAATCTGCTAAATCATCATCTTTTAATGTATAATTATCAAAAAAATTTTGAATATTTTCGTCTAAATAACGGGTAGTTGAAGCATTTATAGTTGTATTTAATATATTGTTGCATTCATCGTTTTTAATATGTGATGTATCAGATATATTATTATAATAATACCCTAGTGTTTTACCAATCAGACCATAATTACTGCTATTATTAGTAGTAATTATGGTCTGTTTTTCACCATCTTGATTTATTACATCAGTATAATAGTCTATTCCACCTATATTAGCAAAATTTGCGTTTTTGTCATAACAACTTGAATCAAATGTTATGTATCTTTTTTGATTATAATGCAAAAAAGGGATATATAACATATAAAAATGCACAACACCTTTACTATCTTTAATCTTAAACCAACATCGTGCTGCTTTATTTGTCAATAATTCTTTATCATCTTCTTGTTTGGTTATTTGAACATGATCAAATAATCGAACAATTGTGCCTATTTCATGTGTATTATCATTCATATTGTCATGAATATTTTTCGCTATTATATTATAAACATTTTCATCAGAACCAAAATCTAACATTGCATCATATTCACCAGTTGGATTATTCGGATCAATATTGATATAGTCTGTTAATAAAGAATAATCAACTTTTATCCAATATCTTGTATCTAGAGTAAATAAACTTATAAAATCATTGGTATTAAAATATTCTGAATAATTTTGAAATATATTATTAATAATTTGCCTAATCTCTTGAAATATTGTTTCGTCATACCTTCCCATCATTGAATTTAATTTAGTTTTTATTTCTTTATTTTGTAAAACAAGATTAACCATATCAAATAACTCATTTTTATTATCAAATTTAAGTGCTTTATTTATACAACCATCTTTACTTAATAAATATTCTGGTAAATCTTTTCGTTTAATCATAGACGAAACATTATTAGGCGATGTTACATTATTATTTATTTTATTATTAAGTACATAGCAATTATTCTTTAAAATGTCTTCAACGGTTTGACACAATATGTCTGGTGCAACAATACCACCGCTATTAACTTCTTCGTCTTTAAGACATCCAACTATTGGAATATAGACATGGCCTACATCATTAATAATAAAATCATCGTGTGTTAAATCTAAAAAATGATTTTGAAATTCAGAATTTAACTCTAAATTAACAAAATCATTAGAGTCATTGAATTGTTTTTTAAACGAATTATATCTAATATAATTTGCTAATGTATATATTTCGTCGTCAATTATTATATATGAATTTGGATTTATTATTAAGTCTGAACCTTTTTCATGGAGTAACTTATTGTCAATTAATTCTTTTTTTGTAAAATATATATAAAAATTTTGGATTCTACTTGATTTTATTAATTCGCTTTGCAAATAATTATATGCTTCTAAACTTAATGAAATGTTTGAAGTTTTATCAGTATCAGGTGTTAATAGTTTATAATTTGTAGTATCAAAATTTTTTTTTTGCTGGTACCATTTTATACCAAATGCAGAATATTTTTTAAAATTTTCAATATAGTTAATATTTTGATGCTGAATAATTTCTGGATTTCCCCAAGTTTTCATAATTTTAACCCATTTTGAACCAATTCTTGATTTACAATTTGCATCTTTATCTAGTGTTGTTTCTTCAATATTATCTATTTTAGCATTAATATTTGAGTAAAGTGAAGTAAATAAGTTATTACTTTTTTCATTAATATTCTGCAAAGTATTTTGTGAAGCACTAGTTCTATTTAACAACATAAAATTATTAGTAATATCAACTGGGTTTAATTCATTTTTGATTATATTAATGCAACCAGTTTTTCCATCCATACAATTATTAAAATTAGAACCTTTTTTACAAAGCGTGTCGCATATTTCTAGAGAAATATTAGCAACGTTGTTACAACTCATTTTAATATATTAATAATTCTATATTACCATTATATTTATTTATTATAGTTTTAATAATTGCATAAAAATAATTATTGATAATAAATATAAACCCCAATATTTTTATTTTTTAACAAAATTTGTTTTGTCAATATTATCTAAAACAGAATTTATAAAAATATTACTAGTAGAATAACCCAGGTTACATAAATAAAATTTATTATTATATAAAAATTTTATTTTTTCTCTAAACATTATTTTACCATGATTGTTATTATCAAATGTTTTCCATATTGATAATTTTTTATTTTTATTTTTTAATTGAGGATATATAAACTGTAAATTGCATAATAATAATTCTTTTATATCATGTTCACAATTATTTAAATTTATTAAATTATTACTTTTGATAAAAATATCAATTAACTCTTTTACATTATACATGTTAATATTTATAACAGAATTCAATTGTTTTACTTGATTATGATTCCAAATATTTAATTCAATTAAGTTTTTTTTTGAAATAGTAGATATGATATAATTATAATTACATGACTTTTTATTTACAATAAAAAAATTATCATTACTATTATAATAAATTTTATTAATTTTAGTATTATAAAAAAATTTAATCTTAATATTCTTATCCAAATAGTTAAAAATTTTTTTATTTAATTCGTTTATACTGTCTTCTTTAAGATAATAATAATTTACTTTTCTATTGAGATCATTATTGATAATATTTATAAAATCATTACCATTTATATAGTTTAATATATTATTATTATTTGCAATATTATTGATATATTCATAATCACATGAAGATAAAAAAAATTTACACAATTCAATAAAAGAATACGAGTTTGATATATTATTTGGAATTAACTTATTTTTATCAATTACAATATTTATAATATTGTATAATTTTTCATTATAATCTAAATTTATTCTAGAATATGTAATATTAAATTTTTTTAATATAGATATATATGCTTTATGATTATCGTTGAATAAACTAAAAACATAATTATCATTTGTATTAATATATTCGGTTTTATTTTTTTTATCATAAATATGTACTTCTATATTATTTTCATTATATTTAAGTGCATTATACAAACCTATTAAATTAATTCCAATAATACATATTTTTTTCATATAATTTCTATTAATATATTAAGTATGAAATATATTAATATATTATTAATTATATTAATAATTGGAATAATTTCTTATATGATATTAAATAACAGAATTGAAAATTTTTCCGAATCAGATTTAGTAGATGAATCATTTAATATATTAGATATTAAAAATGAATTACATAATTTAAAATGCATTGAAAATAAATGTGATATAAAATTCATTGATATAAATTATTATAACAATAATAAATCAATATATTATATAACAAATAATAATGATATATATATATTACAAACAACTGGTGGTTTATCAAAAAGTAGAATAAATATATTACAAGAAATAGATATAACAGCAATTTGTTATACAAATGATTATAATTATGGTTTTATAGGAGTAAAATCTAAAATATCAGGCAATATATCAATATATTATACAAACGACAAATCAAATAATTGGTTAAAATTAGATTTTAATGAGAATTATTATACTACAAATACTATAATAGAAAAATATTCTGAATATTGCGAAATTAGTAAAGATAATATTGATAAAATGAATCCTAAAAATTTAATAATAGATAATATAATAATTGAAACAACCTTATCTGAAGGGAAGGAAGTACCAAGTAAAATTATATTTACGACATTTGGCAAAGATAATTTATTTAGATTTGATGAGAAAATATATAGATCTGAAACAACTATTCAATATATAAATTTATCAAATGAAATAAATAATTTTGATAATAATATTGAATCTCAGTATATATTTGAATCAAATTTGTTAAAATATTATCTTTTTGAGAATAGTAATGAGAATTTTGTAAAGCAAAGAAAAATAAATAAAATAATAAATGATAAAAATAATAATAATTTTATAGTTTTAATAAAAAATTATACTGAATTACAATTTGAAAATTATGAATTAATTGGATTTAATACAAATGGATTTGAATTTTATTATATTTTATCAGAAGTATTAAGCACATTTATTATGGATATAAAATATTATAAAAATGTATTAAATAATAAATCATTCCTTATTGGGTTATTAAATGATAAAAAAAATATTATAACAATTGACTTAAATAACACAGATACATTAACAAATAATTCGTTATTAAATAGTTATTCATTGCAACCTCGAAATTCGATTAATACAGATCATTCTATTAACGAAATATATAAACATGATAGCGATGAAACAATAAAATTATTTGATTTGGATTATAATTATGAATTATTTAACGAAGCAGATAAAGCAAATTATTATGATTTATATTTAATAACTACAAATAATGAAATTAATATAATAACTTTAAATAATTTTTTAAATATACACAATGGCAATTACCTTTCCGATGGCAAATGGGAAAATAGCACTAGTAATGAAATTAAAAAATTGGAATATCCTAAAGAATATATTGAAAATATTAATTATATTGGTATACATAATAAAAAAAAGTCATCACACGAGTATTCTATTATAATATCAAATGAAAAAACAATATTAATTTATAAAGAACTAAACAAATGGAATAAGATTAAAATAGATAATCTTGATATAGAATATAGTAAAATTAATAAAGCAAACTTTATTAGTAATATAAATGATAGCAATAAACTAATATTTAAAGGTGATAATTCATCTGATAGAAAAATATACAAAATAAATTTCGAAGAAGATAAATATGTAGATATTTTGATAGTTGGAGGAGGTGGTGGAGGCGGTTATGGTGGTGGCGGAGGTGGAGCAGGTGATGCGAAATATTATAATAATATTAAATTTAGTAAAGGAACTTATGATATAACAGTTGGGTCTGGTGGCAATTCTGGTATAATTGAAAGTGATAGTAATGGTAAACAAGGATTTAATTCATCAATAGAAAAACCCGGAGATTCGAAATTTGATAGAATAATCGTAGCAGGCGGTGGTGGTGGAGGGGGGTTTAATAGTATTAACACAAACACACCTATTAATGGTATAATTGGTCATATTAATTTTTCTAGTGGTGGTGGAGGAGGAGCGGGTAAACAAAATGCTATTGGAGGATATGGTAATGACGTTAGTGGTAGTGGGGGGTCTTCGTTATTTGTAAATACTTTTTTATATGGTGGTGGTGGTGGAGGATCTGGATTTAAATTAGAAAATAAAACAAATGAAGTTGATGAGTTATACAATGGGTTAACACCTACAAATACTAATATTGGTAATGGTGGTATTGGAACTAAAATTGAGAAAAAATTTGAATATTATGATAATATTATAGTAAGTATTGGTGGTAACGGTGGTTACTACGGGGAGTTAAATACTGAAAATAATTATTCACCTCATAATAAATATGATAATTATATAAATAAAAATATGAATATTGCTGGAAAAGGAGGAGATGGTAGTATTATAATTACAAATGAAACATCTTTAAATAGTGAAATATCTAAAAAATTTAAAAATATATTAACAAAGGGAAATCCAGGATTAATAGTATTTGTTACAAGTAAAAACGAATTAGACGATACTAATGATACTACATTCGTTGGAATTACAGGAGATGATATTGTTAATAATTATTCATTGCAAGATAGAGATTTAAAGGATGAATATAATAAGGAACTTGCCTTAACAAAAATGACATTTAAAGATAGAATAAAACAAAATAAACTAGAAAAAGAAAAAATAATTAAAGAACGTATAGAATTTAAAAAAAATATATATGAATTAGAGATAAGAGAGGCAAAATTAATGAATGCCAATAATAGTAATTATAGTTCTACTTTTTTAAACACAATCGCAAACCCCACAGGCAATGCGTTTTTACCATATCATTCTAATGTACACAAATTTGATAACGAAAGAATAGCGACTGATAATGAATTAGACTACAAGATAATTAAAATATTTAAAGACTTATTATACAGACAACCAACTTATAGGGAATTGAATGATTATAAAATTAGGATTACAAATAATAATATTAAAATTATAGATATTAAAAATATTATAATAAATGGTGAAGAATATAGAAATGTTATAGCGTTACAATCAAACGAAACCAATAAATATATACCATATCAAAATTCAACAAATTATACATATCAAATGCTGAGAGAAAAATATACAAGTGAACTAGGAGAAGTAATGCCAGATAATTTATTAAACCCTATTAAGGATATATATTATGATATATTGGATGCGGATGAATATAAATTAAGAGCATTATATATTAATAGTAACTTTGATAATTTTAAAGATGATATTAAAACGAATAAAGATATTAATAGAAAAAATATTAAATTAATATTTAATAAGTATTTTTCGATAGGACAATTGAGAGATAAAGCAAATGATATTAATAAATATGATAGTTTTCATAGGTTAAAATCATCGGAATTTCAAAGCAAAGATAAATATGATGATTTTAGATTAACAAAAAACGAATATAATGATAATTATAATGACAATAATGAATTAAATTTTGAATTAATTCATGATTTTCATAAGGATATTTATGATGATGCCTTCATCAATGATGGTGTATTCAGCAATGATGACGCATTTAACAATACTATAAGTCCGATTGACGATTCATTAATAAGTGACTTTGATAATTATAAAAGAATTAGAGATGCATTTGATTCACAATATAATTAAAAAAAAATCTTTTATTATTAGATAAACAATAAAAGTTACAATATATTTAAATGATTATTATTATTAAGAATGAGCAATACTATTACAAGTATTGTTAATAATTTCGAAATAAATAAACTTAAAAACGAATTTAATAATAATAAAAAATTATTTGAGATAGTCAAAACATATATTAAAAAAAAAAATTTTATATTATATGGTGGTTATGCGCTTAATTTAATTCTACCAAAAAAATTTAGATTTTATAAAGATTATACACAAGCCGATTACGATTGTTATTCTTATTCAGCAAAAGATGATATTATAATATTAGCAAAAAAATTAAAAAAATTAAAATACGCATTAATTAAAGTTAAATTAGCAAAACATGAAAATACTTTTAAATTATATGTTGGGACATTAAATATATTAGATTTAACACAATTGGATATAAATATATATAACATTTATTTGAAAATTCATAATTACGAAAAACATAATAATCTATTAATTCATTATACAGAAGATTTTAAAATAATACCATTATATTTAATAAAAAGAAATATTCATTATGAACTTGCGAGACCAGAAGGTTCTTATTATAGGTGGGAAAAAATATATAATAGATATATATTACTAGATAAGGTATATTTTACAAAACATTTTAATGAATTAAGAAGTAATTGTAAATTAAATATAAATGACAATAACTACTTAAAAATTCCAGATAATTGGAATAAATGTATAAATAAGTTATTAAATTATATTAAAATTAATAATTGTCCGATAATTGATAATTATGCAATAAAATTAATTAATAATATTAAAAATAAAAATTGTTGTAGAATTAATACTTATTCAAATATATTTGTAATATTATCTAATAATTATAAAAAAACATGTCAGGATATTATACAAATTGTTAAAAATAATATTAATATGAAAGAATATAATATAATAAAACTAGATAAAACATATACAACAAATAGCGTTGACATATTAGAAAAAAGATATAGAGTTGTAATTGAAGACATTATTACAAAAAAAAGAGTTAGTTTAATATCAATTATAAATGTAGTTAATAATTGTTTTTCTGTACAAAAAATAAATGGTTTTACGGTTGGGAGCATAGATACTATTTTGTGTTTTTTATATAGTTATTATCTTACTTATTTAATATCAAAGTATATTGAATACAGACATAATACTGTTTTAGAAGATACGCAGCAATATATTAATTTATATGAAAAATTAATAACTAAAATAAAATTTAAAAAAAGATTGTTAACACAATGTTATGGCAAAGAAATAACAAAAGATGATATTTATATTAAAAATTGGCACAAAAAATTATCTATTTTAAAAATTTAATCATTATTTAATGTATCATTGCTATACTCATTATCGCTATACTGATTATCGCTATAGTCATTATCGCTATACTCATTATCGCTATTTAATGTATAATTAACAAGTTTTTCATTATATATTCTTTCATCCTCTATTTTAGCAATAATATCGTTATTTTTTTCAATTAAATTATTCATAAAATTTAAAAAGTTCTCCTTCTTATTTACATCTATTATTTTATAATTTATAACTACTTTTTCAATTGCATTTGAATTAAAATATATTATTTCATCGCTATATATTGGAATAAATAAATTTGTAATAATATAAAATATAGAACATATGTTATATATTATTGCTTCAAAATTGTCTTTATAAAAATTAAGAGTTTTAATCATTATTAATAATAATTATATATTCTTATATAAATAATTAATTTATATAATTATTATAAGATATGGATGATATTTTAGAAAAAATAACAATCAATATTGATAGTGATTACGCAACCTTTATAGATGAAAGTGAATTTTATGTAGATATTATTGATGATATTAAAAATTGTATTTATATTAAAACTTTAAAAACAGAAATATTTGTTAAACCAGATCCTGTGGTTTCCTCAGTTCAGTATACTGAAACGAGTATATTCGATTCGGGTAATGATGATATTAAAAGACATGTTTTTAACATCGGTGATTATTTATATGTTTCTTTGAATGATATTAAAAGAGTTAATACTATAGCAAAAACAACAACTATAATGACATTTAATGATATTAAAACAGATGCAATTATTGGCAAAGATAAAGATAATAATAATATTTATGATAGTGATTTCGGTTTAAAATGGACAGAAGTACAACACGATTCATCGTATGAGGGAGCACTTGACAACTGGGATGGGAACAGTTTAAATAAATTTGCTTTTCTTGGTGACGCAGATATTTTATTATTTATAACGATTATAAATAATAAAATAAAAGAAGGTGGTACAGAAACATTTAATTTTAATATACAGTATGGTGATTGGAGTGTGTATATTGGCGGGGGGACAACTAATGAGTATAATGACTTTATTAAAAAAATCCGTAGTTACTTATCCGAAGACACTTATTATGTGTATGACACTGCTGCGCTTGCTCCTCGAACTTTTGTGGTAGGTAATATCGGATATACCGCAGAGAATGAAAAAATTACAAAGTATTTGTGGAACAAAAAAAATAAGAATCCTGATGGTGGCGTTAATAAATATGTTTTTAATAAAGGCGGTAGAATTCAAAACGCATCAAATAAAGTACAAAATTATAAAGTTAAAAAAACAGATTTTAATACACTAAAATATTATGATAGTATATATATTGATATGCCAAAAATTTATAGCAACGAATTGAGCGATGATCCCACTAATTTTTTATCATATAAACAAGAATTAACCGGAACTAGTTGTGGTCCGAATGATACAAATACTGTGGTTTTAAATCCAATATTACCAGAATTAAAAAGATTTAATATTAAACTTTGGAAAATAGATGAATTTGGTAATCATGAGCCTGTTCTTATTTCGCAAACTAATTCAGGTGTTTTTAGAGTAATAATGTCATTTACAATTTACTATAAAAGAAAAAAAGAAACAAGGGTATAAAAATATTTAAAGATTTGACTAATAATATCATCAAAGAAGTATGAGTGACATTGAAATTGCAGCGGGATTTGATATTGGTACAACAACAAGTTGTGCTGCTATTTGGCTAAATGATAAAGTTGAAATTATTCCAGACCATCAAACCGGATCTAGAATTATTCCTTCTTATGTTGGTTTTACAGATGAAGAAAAATTAGTTGGAGAACCCGCTAAAAATCAATCTACAATGAATCCAAAAAATACAGTATATGACGCTAAAAGATTAATTGGGCGTAAATTTGATGACCCTTCTGTTGTTATTGATTCTAAACTATGGTCATTTAAAGTTACTAAAGATGCGAATAATAAACCATTGATTAATGTAAAACATAAAAAAGAAGATATGCAATTTCATGCCGAACAAATTTCTGCTATGGTTATTCAAAGACTTAAAGAAACAACAGAGTCGTATATTGGTAAAGAACTTAAAAAGGTAGTTATTACGGTTCCTGCTTATTTTAACGATGCACAAAGACAGGCTACAAAAGACGCTGGAGTAATTGCTGGTCTTGAAGTTCTTAGAATTATTAATGAACCAACTTCCGCTGCTATTGCATATGGTCTAGATAAAAATAGAGAAGACAAGGAATTAAATATTATTGTATTTGATTGCGGAGGCGGAACACACGATGTATCAATTTTAACTCTAGATGGTGGAATTTTTGAAGTAAAATCAACTGGCGGTGATACACATCTAGGAGGTTCTGATATTGATAATGTAATTGTCGATTATTTATGTGCTGATATTAGTAAAAAACATAAGGTTGATGTAAAACAAAATGCAAAAGCCCTTAAAAGATTAAATATTGCTTCTGAAAAAGCAAAAATTAATTTATCTTCTTCTACAACAACATCTATTGAGGTTGACTCTTTAATTGACGGTGTTGATTATACACATAATCTAACAAGGGCAAAATTTGAACAACTTGCAGGACCAATTTTAAAAAGAACAATTGACCCGATTAATCGTCTTCTTGCTGATGCAAAAATGTCTAAATCAGATATTGACGAAATTGTATTAGTGGGTGGCACAACAAGAATCCCATTTGTACAACAGTTATTAAGCGACTATTTTGGTGGTAAAAATTTAAATAAAACACTAAATCCAGATGAAGCAGTTGCATATGGCGCCGCTGTACAAGCAGCAATTTTAACAGGTCAAGGCAATAATAAAACAAGCGAACTACTCCTCCTAGATGTTGCGCCGTTATCACTTGGTATTGAAACAGCAGGCGGTGTAATGACAAAAATTATTGAAAGAAATACAACAATTCCTACTAAAAAATCTCAGATTTTTTCTACATACGCTGATAATCAACCAGGTGTTGATATCAAAATTTATGAAGGCGAGAGAGGTATGTGCAAAGATAATAATGCACTAGGCAATTTTCATCTTGATGGAATTCCTCCTGCACCAAGAGGTGTTCCGCAAATTGAAGTATCATTTGATATTGATGCAAATGGTATTATGAATATTTCTGCTGCAGATAAAAGTACTGGTAAATCTAATAAAATTACAATTAGTAACGACAAGGGCAGGTTAAGCAAAGAAGATATTGATGATATGATTAAAAAGGCTGAACAATTTAAAAGCGAAGATGATGCCCTCAAAGATAAAATTGAAAAGAAAAATGGTTTAGAAAATTTTCTTTATAATCTAAAAAATAATGTTAACAATGATAATACAGAAAATGCTGAAGAAATTGCTGAAATTAAAAAAGAATTAGACCCTATTGTCGAGGATGGTCTTAAATGGTTAGAAGAAAATGATAATCTAAGTGGCGATGATTATGAAAATAAACAAAAAGAAATTCAAGAAAAAACAAATCCGATTATGATGAAATTATATAAAAATCAAGGTGATAATTCTTCTGGAATGCCAGATATGAATTCTAATATCCCACCAGAAGACGATTTGGATTAATTTATATAAAAAATGATTTTTTTTATCTATTATTTATAATAAATATGCACTGTTGTTTGATAAATTTATTTTATTATTTTAATAATAATAAAATAAATCATATTGATGAATCCATTGACGAAGCTATTTTATCTAAAAATACTAATATAATTGATAAAAATTTAGATATAGATAAAAATAATGATAGCGATAAATATTTGATAATCAACAATAACATATATACTGAATGCAATATTTGCTTAGAAGTAACTCTTTTAGAAAATATTAAAATGTTATACCCATGTGGTCATAGATTATATTGTGATTTATGTATTAAAAATATTAAAATATGTCCTTATTGTAGAAGTAATATTTTAGAAAAGGTTAAAATTTATGAAATTTAAATTATGAAAAATTTTTTTAAGCTTTTTTTAAGTCCTTTTTTTTAAGCCCTTTTTTTATGCCTTTTTTTTTATGCCCTTTTTTTTTTATAAGATTACCACCTTTAATATCATTTTTATTAATTACGGTTCTTATATCAATTTTTTCGATTATCAATCTACATTTATTTAAAAAAACATATTTATCATTAGCACTTGTTGCATTTTCAAGAGCAACTCTATTAATTAATTTATATATATTTAGTATTAAGTCTTCAATATTTTTAATATCATTTTTGTGGTCATTATAAATAGTATAATTATTTTTTAGTGCTCTTAATAATTTTTTAGTCTTTGGAAAACACACAAAAGGGATATTGCACGCAGTTGTAAATAATTCAATTATTCTTTTAAATAATGTTATAATTTCATCTAAATCTTTAAATTTTAATTCCCACTCAATTCCAGTTGGTTGGAGTAAATTAAAAATATATAATTTTTTTTCTCTTCTATTACTTATATAATTTGGTAATTCTTGTGATAATACCATAGCTCTATTAATTATTAATTGGTTAAATATCTCATCTTTTTTATCTGAAATATTTTCCATTGCATTTTTGTCTAAACTTGGGTTTTTTATTGAACTTTCTGAATTTTTTATTGAACTTTCTGGTTTTTTTATTGAACTTTCTCGTTTTTTTATTGAACCTTCTGGTTTTTTTATTGAACTTTCTGGTTTTTTTGATACAAACCTTTTTTTAATATAAGACATTACACGGCGTCTTGTAGATTTTTTTGGAGAAGGTTGACTTTGTCTTGGACTTCGTCTTGGTCTTGGACTTGGACTTTGTCTTGGACTTTGTCTTGGACTTTGACTTTGTCTTGGACTTCGTCTTGGTCTTGGACTTTGTTTTAGACTTGGACTTTGTCTTCGATTTTGTGGACTTTTTCCTGGAGAATTTTTATTTTCATCAATAAATCTAATTCTCCCAAGACCTATACTTTCTGTTAAGAAATTAACACTTTCGCCTGTCCCATCAATTAATGTTTGAATAGTAAATTCTTTACCGCTTTTATTACTCATCTATATATATATTTTTTTTTTTTTATAATTTTTAAAAAATAACTGATACTATAACTGATAAATATGGTTTTAAATAACAATATAATTTATAATAAACCATATAATATCAAAT